TTTGAAGCACTTATGATATTGCTATAGTTGATTTGTTTCATATTCATTAAGACACTTCGAGGGTCAGTAACTCCTAAACCAAGGCTTCCATCATTAGCAAGAGTAAATACTTCTCTTGAAAGATTTGAAGCACTTATGATATTGCTATAGTTGATTTGTTTCATATTCATTAAGACACTTCGAGGGTCAGTAACTCCTAAACCAAGGCTTCCATCATTAGCAAGAGTAAATACTTCTCTTGAAAGATTTGAAGCACTTATGATATTGCTATAGTTGATTTGTTTCATATTCATTAAGACACTTCGAGGGTCAGTAACTCCTAAACCAAGGCTTCCGTCATTAGCAAGAGTAAATACTTCTCTTGAAAGATTTGAAGCACTTATGATATTGCTATAGTTGATTTGTTTTATGTTAAAAAGGGTACTTTCAGGGTCAGTAACTCCTAAACCAAGGCTTCCATCATTAGCAAGAGTAAATACTTCTCTTGAAAGATTTGAAGCACTTATGATATTGCTTCCATTGATTTGTTTTATGTTAAAAAGGGTACTTTCAGGGTCAGTAACTCCTAAACCAAGGCTTCCATCATTAGCAAGAGTAAATACTTCTCTTGAAAGATTTGAAGCACTTATAATATTGCTATAGTTGATTTGTTTTATGTTAAAAAGGGTACTTTCAGGGTCAGTAACTCCTAAACCAAGGCTTCCATCATTAGCAAGAGTAAATACTTCTCTTGAAAAATTTGAGGCACTTATGATATTACCATTACCTCTTTGTTGTATTAATAAAGATGTTTTGTCACCATATCCATCTATATGTACATTACAATGAACATATAAATCAGAATACAATTCTAAATTAAAATTATCCATATCTAAATTAGAAGTTTTGCTCAATACAAATACGTCATTATAAACATTAGAACTAATATAATCTTTTATATATAATAAATTATAATTGTCAAAATTTTTACTTGAACTTACATTGATTTCTACTCCATTACTTCCTGAAAAATTTAAATATATATTAGAAGCATTTATTTCATAATTTTTATAATAATTTGTATTAAGTAATTCAATTAAATTATTTCCACTAGCATCATAAATATTTCCTGTTATTTTTAAATCTTTACCAATATCTAATCCACCAACAGCAACAATATCACCACCAGTATATAAATTTCTTTTTTCGTCTATTCTAAGTGCTGTAAAATCATTTTCTAAAACATCATTGTATTTTATTTCAAAAACTCCATCGTAACTATATATGTCATGAGTATTACGAAGAGATAATTCGTTATTTTCAATATTATTTATCAATGATATATGAGGATAATATTTAGTTTTGTTATAATTTCTAATTCCTATATTAAATTTTTTAGCATCAAAATTACTATATTCGTTAATATAATCTTCTATTATTAAAGTATTATTGCATGTATATCCTAAAATATTAAAAGTATCTAAAAATACATTTGAATTAAGTAATATTAATTCTTTATTATCTGTGTCTATAATTTCATTTATGGAATAATTAGATGTTTTAATAATTATTTTATTATCTATGATATTTGAAGATACTTTAAATACAGGTGCTGTATTGAGGAGTTTTTCAAAATATGTATTAGATGTATTGATATTTAAATAATTACTATGTATTGAATAATATTTTTCATTATAATTAAAATTTGAATTATATCTAATAATATTGTTTGTAACTGTTTTTAAATATAAATTGGAATATTCTAAATAAGAACTTTCATTATTATCATCAATAAATATTTTACTTTTATGTATATCTCTATATAAAATATTAGTAATATGCTTGCTATTATCAAAAGGTAGTAACGTAGTAATAATATTATTACTTACATTAATATAATTACTATTATCTATAGTACTATTTGTTATAGTATCATTTGAAATTTGAACATTATAATTAATTTTTGATGATTTTTTATATTTATTATTATATTGATAATTTATATCCATATCACGATTAGATAATGTATATTGTATATTATGTGGTATATTTTCTACTACATAATCAACTTCAGAAATTAAATCATCATTAATACCTTCGATAAGTTTCTTAGGCACTATTTCAATAATATTATTGTAAATATTATTATTATATCTACTATTTTGAGATAAATATTCAGTAATTATATTATAATTATCATAATTATTATATGATGTAATTATATTACTATAATTATTTTTATAAATAATATTACTATGAATAGTTGTATAAAATAGTTTAGATGATAATATATTATTTTTTTTTACTATAAAGTCTTCTTTTAAAATGTCGTCACTATTTATTTTATTATTATCGACATCTGTATCTGGAAATATATTTATACTTTGTGTTATTGAATTATTATATGTTTTAATAGTATTATTCCAATTTGATGATTTTAATAATGATATATTTTTATAATCAATATTAACAGAACCACTATAAATATGATCATATGTATATCTATTTGCTATTGCTGTTGATACATTATTATATTCACTATTAATAACAAATGTCGCACTATTTGTACTATTTAAATTAGTAATATTACTAAAATCTTCGTTAAAACCAAAGCGTGCTCCTCTTCTCAATTCATTATTTTTAAAACTATCTATAGTAAATATATTTTTAATATTTGGGTCATAATTACTATAGTTTTTAACATCAATTCCTATACTAAATTTATTATTGTTATCATAATTTCCTCCAGAAATATTATAATATATATCTTTGCCTCCTTCTGTATTTACTAAATTAATACTTGCTGGATAAAATTTATTAGTTATCTGCATTCCGTATTTAGAATTACCATCAATATGTAATAAAATATTCGAATTTTTATTATCACCTATTCCAATATGTGCTATACTATTTATAATATCCCCAGAAGCACTATTTGTATTAATAAATTTAAGAAAATTTTTATAACTTCCGTTATTTAATATATTAAAATCTAATATAGTATTTCTATTATTCTTATCATTACATGTACTAATCTCAATAGAACTTTTGATATTACTATTCATATCATCTTTGTCATAATAATAATAAAGATTGCTATTATAAATAGCAAGTTCTATTGTAGAATAACTAATATCACTTTTTGAATATGTAATAAATTTAGATGTTGGTTTTATAACACTGCTATTATTGATATTTTTGACTATTAAAGGTATTTCATTATCAATGATTGGGTCTATTATAATATTATCTTTGGGTCTAAAAATATCAAATGAAGTTATTATTTTATCGTTTGGCAGATTACTATAAGCACTGTTAAAAATATTACACGAAATATTATCTAAGTATTTTTCAACTTTTTTTAATTGAGAAGATACGCCTTTCATATTAAAATTAAAATTACATCCATTAACATCTAATATATTGATATTACCATGTACAGATAGATCTCCATAAATAGTCATAGCTGATGTATCATCTTCTGTTAAATTTGGATTATTAACATCTATATGATACATTGAATTACTTGTGTTATAATAAAATGACATACCAAATGATGTTGGTTCTATTGTTTTATCAGTATAACCTATTTGTAAAGGTCCTATACGTTTTTTATCTCTTGCATCTTTATCATTATATTTATGATTTTTATATATAAACCATCTTTCTTTATTTCTATCTGAATTTATATCTCTATCATATTCACATATATCAATACCGCTATAATCAGCATTATTATATTTACCACCTCCCATAGTTCCGCGATAAATACGAATAGTAGAGTAATTATAATCGGTTGTATTAATATTACGTATTTGTAAAGGTACTACATTGTCTTCATTTTTCCAACCAATTGATAAATAATTATTTGTATAAAAACTAAAATCATTGCTTGCGCGTTTTAGTGTTTCTATCAAAACGTTATTTTGAAAATAGTAATCAGTATTAATACCTTTTTTAACATTTAGTCCTTTCATATCTATAGCTAATTCACCACTCTCAGCATAATTTATACAATATTTATCACATAGTTTATCGAAAACATTAAAATAATTTTTTTCTTTATTATAAATAAATGATTTAGTTTTTTTATAATTATTATCAGCATATATATAATATTCTACAGATGATATATTGCCATTTATATCAAGAGCAAAATTAGAGCTTGGATTTAATTTATTAATTCCTATACGATTTTTTAATAATGATAGTGTAGGAAATATATTATTAATATTAGATGATAAATAGTTATTTGGTAAAGATTTAATATCTGTTTCAGGATAAAAATATATATTATTTTTTTTTCCATTAATATAATTTGTATTAATAATTAAACTATTATCATTATAATCTAAACGCGATAATCTACCTATATTTGCTACAAAATTTTTATTAGCTGCTGTATTTTTAAGAGTTATATCAAATGTATTGCTTGTACTATTATCATCTTTAACAATATTCAAAACTCCTTCAAAAGTATCATTTTGTTTAAGACCTAAACCTAATTTTTTTGGAAAATTAATATTACTATTAGCATCAAGTGATGCGATATTACTACTTATGTACATTAATATAAAATTACTTCCGTTATTATTGATTGTTTTAGTATAACCTGTAAATGGATCACTCAAATCTATAGGTAATAAGCGACGATTGTTGATAAATATATCACTTTCAATATTAAGATTTAGATTATTAATTGATAAAAAATTAGTATTTTGAAAATTAACATTTTGATTGAATATAACTTCGCCATTAAAGACTGAATTATTAACTACATTTAATGAACCAGTCTTTGTATTTTTTAAAATTTCTATATTACTTCCTACATTTATATTTTGTGTGTTAAGTAAATTACTTACAGATAAATTATTATTAAATGAATAATTATTTCCTGTAAAACTACCTTCATTTATTTGTGTAGCATTTAAAACACCAATCCCCGTATTTCTAATATATATATCATCAGTATTTTTATAAAGCCCAGAAACATAATCTTTAATTAAAATATTTTCAAAAGCAACTAATCCTTTTACATCTAATCTGGCATAATCTTCTACATCAGCGATATTTGTTTTATTATTTTGCATTGATTTTTTTTGATATATATATTTTGAACTAATATTTGTACCTATACCTACATTATGATTAGCGTCTATGGTCATAGCGGGTATATTACTTGTTACATTATATATAGGTGTAGCATTATTTCCATAAGAAGAATTTATACTTTCAGCAGATTTACTTACGTGAAATTCTAAAGGTACTCCTCTTGTTGTTGTAATAATAGCTGGCGATTCTTTATATCCACCAATAATACCTATACACATTCTCACAGGTTCATCATAATCATTGTTTGTATCATTTCTAATTGAAATATGCATATTTTCAAATTTACTATTTGGTGCTGTAACTATATTTAAGGGGTTTGTATTATTATAACTATCTATTTCACCACCAAATGTTACATATCCTGGTGTATATAAATTTGTAATATTATAATTATTATAGCTATTATAATTATTAGCAAAATCAGTATTATAAATACTTTTTTTAAATGGTTGTGATAGTGCTAATTCGTTTGTTTTAACTATAAATTCTTTAACTAAATTACATGTAATAGGATTAGAATTATCTAATATAATATTACTAATTTGTAGTCCAGATGCTTTAATAATACCAGAACAATGTATATTTTTATCTACATATAAAGACGTATCGTGTGTCAAATTACAATTTGCCTGGTTTCTCGATGTATTTATAGCAACGCCATTATCATTTACAATAAAATTCCATTTAGTATTTATTGTATCGGCGGTGTTTATACTATAAGTTTTTTCTCCAACAACTAAAAATTCTTTATATTTTTCAAGATCTAATTTATTTAAATTTTTAGCTTCATCATCGTCATTAAGCTGTAACCCAATTCCAACTGAATCTATTTGAATAGAAGGGTTGTTTATATCATTAGCTAGATAACTCATATAATTATCTTACTCTATTTAAAAGAAAAATACATTTAATATTTATATATATATATAAATATAAAAAATGATATATTATAATTAATATAAATTATAAAGATGAAAAGAATTGAGAATATTCATAATAAAACAATGGAAATTTGTATAGAAAATCAACCTTATAATAATAAAAATATATTATTACAAAAAGAAGATTTAATTAAATTGTTAAACGATAATGGTTTAAAAGATTTAAAAATAAAAAATATTAATTTATATCGTATAGCATTTGTTCATAAATCATATTGTACTATGAAAAATATTGATTTTGATAAAAGTAATATTAATTGTCCTCCTGATTGTTTACCTTTACAAGATATGTCTTATGAAAGATTAGAATTTTTGGGTGATTCTTTGCTGGGAATGATAGTTACGAATTATTTATATCTTAGATTTCCTGATCAAAATGAAGGATTTTTATCTAAAATAAGAACAAAAATAGTAAATGGAAAAATGTTAGGATATTTATCAGATAAAATTGGTTTGCCTAAATTTGCTATAATTTCAAAACAGGTTGAAGATACAGGTGGTAGAAATAATTATAAGATTATGGAAGATATATTTGAAGCATTTTTAGGAGCTCTTTATTTAGATTTTCAAACAGAAGAGGATGAAGTAACTCTTCCAAAAAATATTAATTTAACTCCTATTAGCGGTGCTGGATATTATGTTGTTGAAAGTTGGATTATCTATATTATTGAAAACTATATAGATTTCTGCGAACTAATAAGAATTAAAAATAATTATAAGGATATGCTTGTATCTCATATGTTACATTATTTACAAGATGTTCCTCAATTTAAAGAATTAAATATTATTTCAAAAGATAATATTAGAGTATTTACATATTGTATTAAAGATAAAAATGGTTCTATAATTGCTACTTCTACAGGAAATACGAAAAAAGAAGCAGAAAATAATGTATCGAGGGAAGCGTTATTATATTATAATGTAAATATTCAAGAATATAAATCGTCTATATAAGAAAAACTATATATTTATATTATAATGAATGATTATTCAAATTTGAATATAACTCATTTAGTTTTATCTGGTGGCGGTATGCATGGAGTAGTATTTGTAGGCGCTTTAAGATATTTATATTTAAATAATTTACATAAAAATGTAAAACATATTGCTGGGTGTTCTATAGGGTCGTTTGTAGGACTAATGTTTGCTTTCAAAATGCAAATAGAAGAAATGGAAACTCTTATTTATAAAATAGTTAGCGATAATGATTTATGTAATGTTCCTATTAAAAATTATATTAAATTAATAACAGAATATGGAATATGTGATATGGAAATTTTAATAATTCATTTAAAAAACTTTATTAAATATAAATATCCTAATTTAGATGATAATGTAACATTTAAGGATATATCAAAAATTTTTGGAATTAATTTATATATGTCTTCTACAAATATAAATTCGTGTGAAAATAAAATTTTTTCTATTGAAAATACTCCTAATATATCTGTATTTGATGCGTGCTGCGCTTCAATGTGTATTCCACTATTATTTAAGCCAATATATATTGATGATTACTATTATGATGGAGCGCTTACTAATAATTTTCCAATAAATATATTTGACGATATTCCGTGTGATAATATAATAGGTATGGTGTTACAAAAAGAAGAAAGAAAAATGCAGAAAACAAAAAATATTAGTTTAATATATATATTAAAACAATTATTTAATATATTAAATAAATTAAGAATAAAAGATGTATTGATAGCACAAATTAATAATAGTAAAATAAAAAATTTTTATTATCCTACAAATTTACCTTTAGATAACACTATAAATATTAATTTTACTAGATTAGGTATGAAATTTGAACTTAAAAAAGAACAAATAGATAGTATGATATTTGCGGGTTTTGAAAGTATGACAGAATATATAGAAGATAGATATGATAAATATATTAAAAAAAAAAATTTAGATATAATATTTTCAAGTACTCGAAGTGTATAAAATTATTTTAATTTAATCTTATTATTAATATAATAAGGTTTTTTATTGATTATATTAACATTTAATGGTTTTTTATCTGTGAATATATTATTTGGCATATTAAGTAATATATCTATCAATGTATCTGATATAATTTTTAAAAATTTATAATTTTGTAAATATTGATAATTTTTATAAATATTAGAAATAGTATTTTCAAACTTAATTATAAAATTTGAAAAATTATCAGATGGTAAATTTGGTGGTATATTAAAATTTACTAACCATGATCTACGATAATTATTTTTATTAATAAATGCTGATAATAGTCTTACATAATCTTCAGAAATATCTATTGTGTTGGCATATATAATTTTCTTGGATAATCCAAAATCATATATATATATAGAATATGGACATGATTTTAAATAATAGTTTTTTTTATTAATATTATAATGGTAATATTTATTATTATTTTTATTATCATTATTTGTATAATGATATAAAAAATTACCCCAATGACAATCTCTATGTATATATCCAAAATATTGAAATGTTAATATTGATAACATTATTTGTGAAAAAACATTATATAAGATATCATCATTAATAAAAAATTCTTTTTTTTTACATAAACTTTTTAAATCACCATGAGCAAGTTCATTTAATAACATTATATATTTTTTGTTATTAATTAAATGGGGTAAATTATTATTAGAAACATTATTGCAATTTATTACTTTATAAGTAAGTATAAAATGTTTTGATATTTTTTTTTTAATTATTATATCTGTAATCTTCTTATTTAATTCACTTTCATTTGTATTTTTAAAATCTTGTTCCATTAATTTTGCTGCTATAGGATATTTTCCTATTTCATTTTTAATTTTAGTAATATATATATATCCATATTTACTGGAACTTCCAATACGTTTTTCAAGACTTATTATATTTTTAATAACATAATTATATGAATTTGTATTATAATTTTTAACTGATTTTAAACATTCATTATCACTAATATCTAATAATTTATCATTTATATTATTATAATAAAATATTCTATTTTCTAAATTATATTTTATCTTTTTATTTTCAAAATATTTTATAATATTTCTAATGCCAAAGTATTTATATTTTTTATTATATATATCTTTATTTTTTTTAGTAATATATTTAGAATCTATAGTGTTAGATAAAGGCTTTGATATATTACTTATAGTTTTATATGATTCGTAAGAATACATAATCTTTTTCTATTATAATGTAATATTCTAATATATTAGTATATTAGATTTATTAATGAATAATGATATAGAACCCTATATATTTGTAATTGATTTAGATGGTACAATAATAGGTAATTGTACATATCAATGTGATATATATAATATAATGGAAATGATGAAAATGTATAATAAAAAGGAATTAAATAAATATAAAATATCATGCGAAAAATCATTAAATAATAGTTATAACAATAAATCGCTACTTATGAGACCGCATTTTTTCTATTTTATTCAATCTATGAAAAAATTATATCAAAGGTCTTATTTTTATATTTATACTGCTTCAGAAAAAAAATGGGCAAATAAAGAAATTGCGATAATTGAAAAAAATAATAATTTTAAATTCGACAGACCATTATTTACAAGAGATAATTGTATTTTAGACAATGATGGTAATATAAAAAAATCTATTACTAAAATATTACCTCTCATAAAAAAAAATATAAAAACACCATCATCTTATGATATTAGAAAACATCTTTTAATAATAGATAATAATCCTACTTTTATAGATTATAAAGAAAATCTATTAATATGTCCCTCATATAATTATATTAAATTTAATAATTTGATTGATATATTTCCTGATGAAATAGATAATAGTTACATTAAAAATTATATAGCTAAATTAACAAAAGAACAAAGAATATGTAGAAAATATGATGGAGATAGTTGTTTAGAGAAATTATATAAATGGTTATATAAAAAATGCAAGAAAATTAATAAGTATAATTCAAAGTATTTAAATGATACTTTTTGGAAAGATTTAGTAATATTAATAAAAAATTATAGTATAAGACATTATAATTCTAAAAATATAGAAATAATGCAAAAGAGTATTGCCAATACATAATAAAGAAATAAAAGTATAATAATTATATAATGATATATGTAAGTTTTGATATTGGTGTTAAAAATTTGGCATTGTGTATAATCAAAAAAGATGATTTAACAAATAAGCTTGAAATAATTGAATGGCGTATAATAGCTCTTGCAGAAAGTAAAAAAGAAATTAAAGGTATTGAGGATATTACAGAGAGAATTTATGTTGAAATGGATAATGTAATTGGTGAACTTAAACGGAATAATATAAATATCATAGATTATGTATTAATAGAAAATCAACCTTCAAATTTAAATGGTATTATGAAAACTATACAGCATATTATATATGGATATTTCAGTTTAATTAAATATTGGGATAAGGAGGTTAATAATGTTATTTTAATAAATGCGTCATTAAAAACTAAGAATCATAATTACATAATTAATATAGAAAAAAATAACGACGACCCTAAAAATAAAAAAGGGTTTAGAAGAGAAAAATATAAGAATAATAAATTAACTAGTATAGAATTATGTAAAGAGTATATTAAAGATGATGAGATATTAAAAAAGATTTTTAATGAAAATAAGAAAAAGTATGATTTAAGTGATGCCTGTTTACAGGCTATTTCATATATTAGAAGTAATAGTAAAATAGATATTATAAATAATTATAATAAAATATATATGCATAATACTTAATAATCTTTAGAATGCGTATTAATACCTATTAAAATATTATAATAGATATATAAACATTTAATATCAAAATAAATATATAATATGGCTTTAATATCTACTCTTAATAATCAAAATGATGATTTAATAGAGATAAATAGAGATAGTTTTAATAACCAATCTTTTAATTTTAATATTCCGCGCGATATATCTTCTAATAATTCATTATTTAATAGGAAAAAAATAAGCGATGATGTTATATCAATATCTTCAGCAGGCTCATCAAATGCAAGTTCTCCAGGTGGAAAACAGAATTATATGAAAAATATGAGTTCTATTTATAAAAATAAAGACAAAATTGTGAAAGTAAATAGATACAATGATGATATAAATTATTCAAGTTCTAAAAATAAAGGAAGTAATAATAGTGTAAGTGAAGATAGTAGTATAAGTGGTGAAAGTAATGAAAGTGATGAAAGTAATGAAAGTGGTGAAAGCAATGAAAGTGATGAAAGTGGTGTAAGCAATGAAAGCGGTGAAAGCGGTGAAAGCGGTGAAAGCGGTAGAAGCGGTAGAAGCGGTAGAAGTAGTAATTCAAATAGTGAAAGAGAAGCTGATTATGGAGAAAATAGAAAAAGTTCAAAGGGGTATAAGATTGAACAGCAAAAATATTTAAGTCCAAAAGAGTTACTTAAATTAGAATTAAATGAAAAAAGAGAAATAATATATCAACTTGATAGATTAGAATCCAAAGGATTTAAAGTTCCTTTTAAATTTAATATGAATTCTGAAATTGAAGAGATGAGAACTGAATATAATAGAATTATAAGAGAAAAGGAACTTGATGGAAGTGTACGTTTTCAACAAAAAATGCTAATGGCTTTTATATCTGGTACAGAATATTTAAATACAAGATATGATCCTTTATCAATTCGTCTTGACGGATGGTCTGAACAAGTTAATGAGAATATTAATGATTATGATGATATTTTCGAAGAATTGCATTATAAGTACAAGGCGAGTGGTAAAAAAATGGCTCCAGAACTAAGATTATTCTTATCACTTTCAGGAAGTGCTTTTATGTTTCATTTAACAAGTAGAATGTTTAAAGAACAACCTCTTCCTAATATTGAAAATGTATTAAAATCAAATCCCGAATTAATGAAACAATTTCAAAATGCTGCAGCAAAACAATATATAACAGGTAATACAGAACAACAAATGCCACAGATGTCTCAAAATAGAGGTTCGGCAAATGAAGGGATGGGGTTATTTAACATGGTTAGTAGTTTATTTGGGTCATTAAATAGTGAACCGCAACAATCAAGAATGCCAATGTATCAACAATCTCCGCAAATGCAAAATTCTCAGAATCAAAGAATGCCCCCACGATATAATGAACAACAAAATTCAAAAAAACCAGCAGAAGATATTGATAATATTATAAGAAATGTTCATAATAAAATATCAATCGATGATAATGATAATAATATAGAGACTTTATCTGTAAGCGATGAAGAAATTACATCAATTATAGAAGATACAGCTGATATTCAAATATTAAAAGCAAGAGGAAGACCTAAAAAGGCAGCGCGTACTTTAAATATTTAATTATAATAAAAATAAAATATTAGTTAATTATGTTCTAATTTATTTTCTATTTTTTCTTAAATTAGTTATCTTTTTTGCTGATTTGGTTACGAAACTTGCGACATCTTTTACAGAGCCTACTATTCTATCAGGTGTTTTTCTTAAAGATCTCATTGGATTACTTATAGTATCTTCAACTTCTTCTTCGAAATCTTCAATTTTATTTAATAAGTTGCTTAAAGTGTTTAATAATATAGGTACTATAATTATAGTGAATAAGCTAGTTAGGAATAAGAATAGAGATATCATGGTTCCTACAGATATAATATCTCTGCTTAAATCTTCTGAGCATTTGCATTTTTCATTAGTTAAATATCTAACATAATCAAAAGCATAGTATATGTATACTACAAACATTAAGAAGAATATGAAAGTGGCAATTGATAGTAATTGAACAACTACATATCCCATGCTTTTAGCAACACTATTTAGCGATATAAACGCGGTTATTAAGAAATATGCTAAAGCAATTATTGTAAAGTTTTTAATAAAATCTTTATTTGGGTGTTCTGAACATTCACAACCCATATTTTCTAATTTATAAATATAACTTAGTATTATTAATAATAATATTGCAAAAATTGCTTGAATTATTACACTACTATAAAAAGACAGGGTATTATTACTTTCTTTCATTATACTATTTCTTGCTCTATACTATTATATAGAAATAATTTTTTTTAGATTTTATAATTCAATAATATTATAAATTAAAAATTTTGTAGAATTATCAAACTTTTTAAAATCAATATTTTTTATTTTATCGATAATTTCTGGATATTTTTTAATATATAATATTTTATATATTTGTTCAAATAATATATCTAATATATATTTATATACATCTGCGTTAATTATATAATTTATGTATTCGCAAATATTATTTAATAATATTATTAACTCACTTTCTTTATATTTAATCCATACTTTATTCATATTATGAATATTTTTTTTCCATTTAATATAATCACAATATAAATCATATTCATCATTGAGTAATAATAGATTATTATCATATATGTATGTAGGCGGATTCCATTCTTTATTATTTAAATAATTATTCCAATATATATTAATATTTGATATTAAAAAATCTTTATCGAAGAAATCTAAGATATCACTATATATATCATCATCATTTGTTTTAATATAATTTATAATTATAGAAAAAATTTCATCTAATGTATCTTTGCTATTATCAATAATATCTTTTATCTTTTCATATATGTAATCTTTATTTTTATTAGATAATTTGTTAAGATATCCTATTAAACTTCTTTTAGTTTCTGAAGTTTTTGTAAATTCAGGAATAATTATATGAACTCTATTTTTAATTTTTGGCTTGTTATATTTATCTTTATTATTAAATATTTTTTTAGCCCATATCATTTTAGGATCGTAATATGAGTTAAAACAACTATATGAGTTTTTAATATCAGCTACCTTTTCTAAAATATTAGAGGGTATTTCTACGATATTATTATATTCCTTTTTAAATAGCTCTATATTAATTTTAATAATTTTTTCGCTCATTATATCTTAATAATATTAAATAATCTTATATAGTTAGAGATATATATTTATTTGAAGAAGATAAAAATGAGTACATAATTTTATTATTCTTAAAGTTTTAAAAGTTTTTATAAATTTCTAAATATTTTTTAATTATGTACTCATTTTTTATCTATACAAACATATAAAGTAAATAATATACATAAGGCAAAAACACATAATATTAATAATATGTGTTCAATATTGAATAAATTAGAAGATATATATAATAATAATTTAGTATATAGAACAATTTTAGTATGTTATGATACAGATAAATATAAGAAACTTTTTAATATGAATAATTACGATGTATTTATAATAGATAATTATGATAATAATATAGAATATGAAAAACTCGATGTTAGAATTTTACTAATAGACCATACTATTTTCATAGATTTTATATCAAGCTATTACAATAATGTAAACACAAGTATTCCCTTTTATTCTTTAATAATATTTGATATTTGCGAACAAATAAATAATAATTTAAAAATACAATATAAAAATATATCTAAAAATAATACACAATTAATATAATTATTATCTAATAATATTTTAGAAGTTTATATATGGCAAAATCAACATACGCATATAATGATATTACAATATTAATAGTTATAGTAGTATTTTTATTAATATCTATATTCGTTCTTTCATATTATATTAATAATAATAATTCGATAGAGAATTTTACAGGAAATAAATCAATTGAATATTATTATATGAATGGATGTTCTCATTGTGAAAAATTTAACGTTTCTGGAATTTGGGAAGAATTAAAAAACACATATGGGAAAAATATAGAATTTAATAAATATGAAAATAGAGAACATCCTGATAGAGTTGCAAAATATAATATTACTGGGTTTCCTACAATAATTATAACTAATAATGGTAATATTATTGAAGAATATGTAGGCAATAGATCAAAAGAAGATTTAGAAAAATTTATAAAAAGAAATATATAAATAATAACAATTTATATTATTAAGAATAATACATAATTTTTAATTATGGGTGCTGGTTTAATGCAACTTGTATTAATTGGAAAAATATCACAATTTATTACGCAAAATCCACAAATTAATTATTATAAATATTCGCATAATAAACATACAAATTTCTCTATAGAACAAGTTAATATTACACCAGAAGGAAACGCAAATTCTGGTTTTATAAAAGGTGCTACACTTAATTTTAAAATTAGCAGATATTCTGATTTTTTATCAAATTTATTTTTCACATTTAAAATACCTGATATTTATTCTAATAATGAATATAGATTTAGATGGATCCCTAATTTAGGGTATAATTATATAAAAGAAGCTCGATTTAAACTTGGTGGCGTAATAATTGAAACATTATATGGAGAATGGTTAAATATTTGGGATGAATTAACTAATAAAGAAGGGATTAAAAATAATAAATTAATAGGTAATGTTGAAGAATTAGTTAATCCTTTCAATTTTGTTCCAAAATATACTATAATAAACAATCGTCTATTTAACATTACATATCCAATATCTGTATATAGTAGTACAAATAATAATCCAAGTATAAAAGGAAGACAAATTCAAGTCCCTTTAAACTTTTGGTTTACTAAAAACCCTTCTTTAGCATTACCATTATTAAAGTTGCAAAATATTGAAATATTACTTGAAATAGATATTATAGATAAAGGATTTAATGGATTATATCAAGTATGGTGTGATATTTTAAATATTTATGTTAGTCCTGATTTATATGAATTAGTTCATTCTAAAAAAATTAGCATAGTTGATTTTGTGAGTCCTATTGATGCTAAATTTGATGTTAGAAATGAAATAGTTTGTTCGTATGTATTTTTAGATAGTGTTGAAAGAAGTAAAATGTTATTAAATGCAAATAATATAGATTATATAATAAGTACTCCTAAAAGAACACATTTTTTATTTGATGCTGTAGAAAGAAATAAAACTATTGAAATAACTAATGCATCTCATCATATAAAAGAATTAATATGGATTATTAGAAGAAGTGATGTAGTTAATTATTTTAATGATTATATAAATTATACTGCAACACATGAATACACAGAAAATATGGGAATATTAGAAAATATAGAAATAAAATGGAATGGTATAATATCTCGTACAGACAATAATGCTGAATTTTATAATAATATTATTCCTTATAAATATCATACAAATATTCCTCGTACAGGATTATACTGCTATTCTTTTTCATTATTTCCAGAGAAACAAATTAGTGCTGGGTCATATGATAATACCCGTATAACTACATCATTATTTATAACTACAAAAGAAAATATTGCTAATAATAGTAAAGTAAAATATATACACGATATATTAGGTGAAAAAGGTATAGTTTACAATAAATTAGGTTTTGAAGTTGTAATTTATGCTTTAGATGTTAATATATTAACAATATCAAATGGTACTGCTGCTTTTAAATATAGTTAAAATTTATTTAAAATTTATTTTTATATTCTTTAATTATAAGAATTATGGATTTATTTACTATTATAATTATAATAGTTTTTATATTTATTATTAAATATTTGATAGATACTATAAATTCTTTAGGTAAAGAGATAAGAGAAATTAAAGAAAAATGCATTATTGAAAAAAATACTAATTTTGAAAAAAAAACTAATATGACTTTGCCTATAAATACAAATGATATAATTAAAGGTATAACATATTTTAAAAATTATGTAGATGAAAATAAGTAAATATATATAAATAATATAAGCATTTATAATTAAATATGCCTCGTAAAAATAAAAAGAATGATGATAAATCTACAATAGAAAAAAAGAAGGGTTTAATGAATACTATTGTGAAAGATGTCATTTTAGTTGAAAACGAAGATATTATTTTACAATTACCTATATCTGCAAATGATATAACTAAAATAAATATAAATGAAGAAACATTAGATGTTCCTAAACCATATGAACCAGATTGTTATTATATTAATGAAACAAATATATACAATACTATTCAAGATAATTTGATTAATATAAAAGATGATAATAATATTTATTGTAACAAACAATTAAACGATTATAAAGAAGATAATATTGGTAATTTAACATATGGAGAATTATACTATAAAGAAAAGAATGATAGTGAAAATATTATAAAATCTACTAATAATTGTTATTGGTGTTGTCATGATATTAAAGATAGAATTTATGGCATGCCATATAAGTATAATACAACTTCAAATACTTATATATTATTTGGAAATTTTTGTTCACTTGAATGTGCTAATGCTTATAATTTTTCATCTCATTGTGGGAGTGACAAAGTATGGGAAATAAATAGTCTTATTCAAATGTTAAGTAAACATTATGGTCATACAAAACCTATTCGCCCTGCTCCTTCAAGATTTTTATTAAATATATTTAATGGACCTTTGACTATAGAAGAATTTAGAAAAGGACATTTGACAAATGATAAAACTCATTTGCTTAATCTTCCTCCCATGATTTCTACAACATATAATTATGAAATAGTAAATACATCATATCTTAAAAATATCACAGATAATATGAATAATAAAATTGAGACTAAAAAAAATAAAAAATGATATAAGAATATTATAATAAATATTATTGTGATAAATGGCATTGGAAGAAAATATATATTTTTCACCTTATCGTGTATCAACTATTACTTGTAATGCAAATATAGGTAAAGATATTAATTTAAATTTGAAAATATTATTTAATAATATTCTAATTATTAATAATAATGAAGATAATGGTATAGTATGGGTTCAATATATGAAAGAAGGGGAAGAATTATCAAGAGGCGTATATCCCAAAAAAAAGCGAAAAAGTAAAAAAAATAAAATGAAAAAAAATAGATTTGATAACCAAGTTACAATCATTTGTAAAAATAAAGGATATATGCCAAATATTAAAATATTTAAAAATGGAAATATACAATTAACTGGTATTAAAAATACAACTGATACAGAAATTATTGTTAATCATATTATAGATAATATCAAGAATATATATAATAGTATTGATAAAGATATTATTAATAATCGAGAAGATAATTATGAATTAAACTTAAAATATCAAAATTTCAAAATTAGAATGATTAATACAGATTTTAAACTATATTGTGATAGTAATTTGAGTGTAGGATTTGGTTTAAAAAGGAAAGAAATCCATAAATTATTAATTAGTAATTTATATAATAATAAATGTTCTTTCCAACCAGGTATATATCAAGGAGTTAAATTAGAATATTTTTGGAATAAATGTAATCCGCTTAAGAATGGTATTTGTTCGTGTCCTAAACAATGTTATGGAAAAGGAAAAGGAGAAAAAATAAATGAATGTAAAAAAGTTACAGGTGCTCTATTTGAAAGTGGAAGTATTTTAATTACAGGAGGAGTTTCATTTGAACAAGTTGATGAAACATATAATTATATATGCGATTTTCTAAGAAATCATAAAGATATTATTAAAAAAATACAACCATCGGCTATCAGTCTTAATAATAACAAACAATAAGATATTTAATATATCCCCAATATCCTTAGATATTATTAGCTTAACTATTATCTAAAAATTAACATGACAACTAAAATTATAATTATCATCTATATCATTTGTTGTATATTTTTTATATTTATTTGTATTTAAAGTATTGTTTCCAGGTCTATTGCCAGATGGTATGTGATGGCTCGCATAAAAATGTGAAGCATATGCTACAGCATCGGGTTCAGTTGGAGGTGTTTTATAACTATTCCCCCATGGTTTCTTATTAAATAAAACATCTCCAGTATATAAGCCAGCATTTTTTTGTACAGGTTGTACAAAAATATCATCAGTTTCTAAAACAGCATAATCTAATTCTTTTTTCATTATTCTATTATATTAAATAGATAATTTTATATAAGGATTGAATATCATATAATATTATTAAATAAATAATGGCATCCAAATCATCAAAAAAAAGGAAAGAAGCTGATTTTCTAAATGATGGTTTATCAAGCGATAATATTAAAAATATTGTCCAAGAAATTATGTTATATATGACAGAAAATAAAAGTAAATGTTCTTCTCATGAAGAACTTTTGAATAAAATGAAACAAGTTATAGATGGAATAACTTTTTTCGAAGAACGTTATCCCATGTTATACGCCATGGTTACAAAAGAAGAGGGATTTGATTATGCCAGTTTAGAATATTTTCTAAATATGAGAAATAAAATTATAAATAACGAATTATCTGTAGAGGAAGCTTCTAAAGAAGTAGGGCAAGTATGGTTTGATAAATATTGTAAAATTCCTAAAAATTAATAAGTATTTAATATTTATATTAAATAATATTTTAATATTTATTTTTTAATATCTAAAATATATTAAGATGTTAATTGAACTTTTTATAATTTCTGTTTTAATAGGAATTAGTATTGGAATTATTGGTGGCGGAGGAAGTATTTTATTTATTCCCGTATTGATGTATTATAATTTATCAATTCAACAAGCAGCAGCAATAACACTATTTTTAAATAGTATTCCTAATGCATTACCTGGATTATATTTTTATTATGAAAAAGGATTTTTTAATTTTAAAATTGCAAGTATTGTAGCCGCTGGTTCTACTGTAGGAATAATAATAGGAGCATATATTTTAACACATAATTATATTGATATAAAAATATTATATAGAATTTATACTTTTATATTATTATTAATAACATTATATATGTTTTATTATTATTGTTAATTTTTTTATTTTACCATAAAAAAATAAAAATTGATATAAACAATTAAATATATATAATTTTTAACAAAGCATCTAATATAATGAACGGCGAACAGCTAAATTCTAATGTCCCTCCTCAATCTCTTAAAGATTTAATTCTTACAACTTATAATACTTATGATAGTAAAGTTACATATGCTAATAATTTAATTTCTGTACTAAAAAAATATCACTTTTGGCCTAATATTAAAGTTAAGAAATTTAAAAATAATGATGATCTTGTTCTACTTCACAATAATTATAAAATGGGAAATGTTTTAGAATATAAAAATCTATATGAAGAATGTCGCAGTATTGTGTTAGATTTTACTTTATCTTGTAATAACAATATTGTTGTAACATATGCTAATTCTATTCCTCGCAGAATTAGTTATGATGAATATGTAAAAAATCTATATAGTGAAACTGATAAATATTATGAAGCATACGATGGTACTATTATTACAATTTATTATTATAAGAATAAATGGTATTTTGGAACATCAAGTTGTCCTGATGCTAATAGTTCAAAATTCTCCCACCCAGTATTGACACACGGAGCTATGTTTGATGAAGTACTTTATAAAATGTATAATAAAAATCCTGATATTTCAGCAAATTTAGTAGGAACATATGAAGAAATTTCTCTAAAACTACGAGAAATGTTTGTTTCTAATTTGAATAAGGAACACGCATATGAATTTGTTCTAATTCATTGTGAAAATAAACATATTATCGATTATACGAGCGTATTAGGAGAAAATTATAAAGAGCTTGTTCATATTAATACTAAAAACAGAATTACATTAGAAGAATATGATATCAATAGCTCATCTATTCAAGAATTATTTAATCTTGGTGTTAAGTATCCGTCATTCTTTGAAAATATTATTGAAGCTTATAATTATATTAATACAAGTTTGAGCTATGGTATTATTATTAAAAAGAGTACAAGTGAAAGTTTTACAAAACTATTCAAAATTTCTTCTGATTATATTAATCATAGAGAAGAAACAGACCCTTGTAATCCAAATGTATGGATGAATATTTTAGAAGTATATATGAAAAATAAACAAAATTATACTATTAAGGATTATATTGCAACTTATAATCCAAATATTCAATTGCCTATAGATAATAATGGTAAAGAAATTGACCCCACATATCTTGTTCATACTATTATATCTACTATCAAAGATAATCTATATAATTATTATAAGTCAACAACTACATATAATCCTACATACAAAAGATACAAAATGAATAGAGAGTTGGACAAACAATATGCTCCTATTATTCAATATCATTTGGCACAATTGAGAAATCTTCAAACAAATATATTTAGCAAGAAACTTATTACTTGTTCAAATATCTACTATTATTTGTGTCAATGTAATGATGTTAAAAATATTAAAACATTAATTCAATTCTTCGCATCTAATCCTATTAACGAAATGCAACCAAGAACTTCAATGTGTTTTGCTATTATGAATAGTCTTATTTCATAAATATCTATAAAATCTAAAATATATTAATAATAATAGAAAGATATAGAAGTATTTAAAATATGTCAAGTTATTCAACTCAAGCATGGGTATATTTATTAATAACTATGATATTAACTATAGTATGTATATCACTTAATATATATATTCAAGGTGTAGGATTCTATTTAGTATTATATATACTTTTTTTAATTATGATATTTATAACAGCTTATAATATAACCTGTTTGACAAAAGGAGAATGTCATACGTGGGGGTGGATAATATCCTTATTGTCATTAATACCTATGATATTAGTAACAATTATGTTAATTATTTTAGCAACGACTAAACAATAATTTGTATTTTGTATATTTATAAATATACATTGAAAAAAATATTATATTTTTTATAATACTATAATACTAAGAGTTATATAAGTAATATAGTAATATCATCCAAATACAGATTCACCATTATAATAAATATATAAAAATCCATCGCCGTGTTTCATTTCATGATATATATTTCCAATAGTTGCGGATGTTGATGGTAAAACATTATTAATAAATATAAATATTGCTTTATCTGGAGGTAATTTAATTCTTTGTCTTATTATAGATATAAATTGTCCAATTGTTAAATCACATGGTACGAGATATTTTTTTTTATCTATAATATTTAAATTACACCCTTTAGCTCTTTCGACCATTACAGGTACTCTTTCAGGATATTTTTCTCTAATTCTATTTGTTTCTATCAATTTTCTTTCAAAATCAGTACTCATATAATCTATAAATATATTACATAAATAAACTTTAATATCTAATATTATTTTTATTTTCAAACCAAGTTTTAAAAACTTCTTTAGCAATTTTATTATCATGAGATATCATTCGAATTTTTCTATCTTCAATATTTTTTTTAATTTCATCATATATAAATTTATCATCAAATCCAATATTTGCCGCATCTTCTCTTCCATTAGCATAGTGAATATTATCTAATCTTGCCCAATAGCAAGCTGATAAACACATTGGACAAGGTTCACAACTTGTATAAATGGTACATCCTTCCAAATTAAAATTATTTATATTTGCACAAGCTCTTCTAATAGCTACTATTTCAGCATGTGCTGTTGGATCATTTATTAAAGTTACTTTATTATAACCTTCACCAATTATATTTCCATTTTTATCCACTATTACAGCACCAAATGGACCACCTTTACTAATTGCTGATAATTGAATTGCTCTATTCATAATTATATATATTACAGAATATATATTTATATAATTATTTTAGTTTGTTGATGTATCTTCAATTACCCAATTATCAATACAATTCGATAATTTTTTATCATGATTATTATCTTCACATATTGGCTCATCTTTTATTTTTGTACCTCCAAAAATTATAATAGGCGTTTCATTACTTAAATTAATAAATCTAACAATATCAGAAAACATAATAAATATATATAAATATATACTATTTATATTTATATATATTTTATTAAATGATATCAATTGATATAAAGGGTGGGTTAGGAAATCAATTATTTCAAATAATGACAATTATTGCTTATTCAATGAAATATAATAATCCTTTTGTAATAGAAAAAAAATCATCTAGTCCTGGTTGCACTTTTAGAACTGTTTATTGGAATAATTTTTTAAGTAAGTTAGATAAGTATTTAATTAATTATCCTATAAATTTACCTGTATATGAAGAAAAATCACCTCAATATAATGAATTACCTAATATTTCAAAAACTGAAAATATTAAATTATCTGGATATTTTCAATCTTATAAATATTTTGATTCTTATAAAAATGAAATATTAAAAGAAATTGGTTATGATAATATTAAAAATAATTTAATAAATAAAATAAAAACAAATATAAATCCTGGAGAAATGATTTCTATGCATTTTAGAATAGGTGATATTATTAAAGTTCATAATGATAACAATATTATAATTCCTGTAGATTATTACATAAATGCTATTAAATATATTGAATCAAAAACAAATAGTTATAATTTTAAATTTCTCTATTTTTGTGAAGAAGAAGATAATGAGTTTGTATTAGCTACATATATTAACCCCTTAAAGAAGCTTTTTCCTAATAGTTCATATTATAAGACAGGGGATAGCATAGAAGATTGGGAACAATTAGTATTAATGAGCTTATGCGAACATCATATTATAGCAAATAGTACTTTCAGTTGGTGGGGAGCATATTTGTCAACTTATAATATTAATAAAATAGTTTGTTATCCTGATAAATGGCATCACTCTAGTTTAATAACATATAGTACTATTGATTTATTTCCTGATAATTGGACTATGTGTAAAACACAATACAAATCTATTCCATACTTATTAGAAAATGTTTACTATATTAACTTAAAAGATTATGAAGATAGAAGAATAAATACCGAGAATGAGCTAAAAAGAATGAACTGGAAATATGAAAGATTTGAAGCATTTAAAGCAGATGATGGAAGATTAGGATGTTGTATTAGTCATTTAAAGGTTATAGAAATGGCTAAAGAAAAAAATTTAGATTATGTCGTAGTTGTTGAAGATGATATATTATTCACAGAACCAGATAAATATAATAATATGCTTGCTGATTTTAAAAATTATATCAAATTAAATAATATGACCTTTGATGTTTTATTATTTGCTGCTTCAATTAATACAGGTGGAGTACAACCTATTACTAATAATATTTATAAAGCAACAGCATGTTTTACAACAACAGGTTATATAGTTAATAGACATTATTATGATAAATTAATAGAAAATTTTAAAGAAGCGGTTGGATTATTAATAAATAATGGTGAAACTGATATTGGATGTATAGATGTTAATTGGGTAAAATTGCAAAAAATAGATAATTGGTATATATTATTTCCACGAACGGTTAATCAAAGACCTTGTTATAGTACTATTCAAAAAAATAATGTAAATTATTCTTCTATGCTTTTAGATAAATTATAAATATTTATTTTTATTAAATATATATAAAAAATGATTATTAATCTGTAATTATATATTATTATGTGCAATTGTAACAATTTAACAAATTTTAGGAATAATTGTTGGATAAAGACAGAAGGATATAAAAAATGTCCTTTAATTTATTATAGTACATTATTGAGAATTTATGAAGATTATAAGTTAAATGACAAAATATATCATTATGGTTTTGATAGTATTAAGGAATATATTATAGATACTTGTAATTTTAATTATAATGATTGGAAACATATTAAAGAACTATATGATAAAAATAATAAAATTTATAATAAAAATGAAAAAATATTAATTCAAAATAGTGTTCCATTTCATTATACACCAGAATGTTCTAATATCAATTTAAGATGGTTACATTAGTAATTTTATATTAAAATTATATAAAATATTTAGTCAATATATAATATATAATATATAATGGCACATCTTTTTACAAATCATGATAAATATCATATACATAAAACATTAGGTTTTTTAGCAGTTTTTAATTTTATTTTACGTTTTTATTACGCCATAGTATATGGTACATCATTTCCAGAATTTGAAAATAAATTTTTTTCATGTTCTATGGTATTAATACATGGTTTATTACCAATAGCGTCTTTATCAATACATTTACCAGAAAAAAGAAATTTTACAAGTCCTATGATATGGCGTGAATTTAGGTTACATTCTATATTATTTTCATGTAGACATGTTATTTTAACAATAATAACATTACTAGAATTATGGCCTACACAATTAGATTATTTTAAAAATAAATATATATATGCTTTATTATCTGAATCTCTTATAAAATATATTTTTATAGTAAGTTGTATTAAAATAGCAAGCATAATAACAGAAAAATATGGAGATATTGAGAAAAGAACTACAAATGCAATGCCTTATCCAGAAAATTTAAATAATAATCAAATACAAAAAATAAAATACGAATATGCTAAAAAACAATTTGGAGCAACAATAATGGCTGTGTTCTCAGGAAATCTTTCACCTACATTAAACTTTGCTCCGTTATATGCAATTCAATCAGCAGCTTTTATGATGACGCTTGTAAGAAAAGGTAAATGTAATTCGTCACATTATCATATAGTATATTCTTTAACCTTAATATATCCATTATATCTTTATCATGTAATATTAAGAAAATTTTATTCACAATTTGCTGATTTTGCTATATGTTATTTATATATTTTTGCTTATAATATGCGTATAAAACAAGGATGGGATAATAAAAAAATATGGGCAATAGTTGTCCCTGGTGTAGTTTTTTCTTTAAATGTACTTCCAAATATAGAAAACAAATTAATTATACAAAATAGTATAACAACATTTTTACGTTATTATTGTAGTATTTATTTAATGTACAAAGAGACTATATTTGATTATAATACTTATAGACCATTATTTTTATTTAATTAATTATTATATTTACTATTTAGATATACTATCATAATATTTCTTTCTTCAATCGTAAGACATCCAATATATCTATTTATATGACTATTACAATTATCATTATTATTTAATATTAATGATAATAGATATATATATTTTTTCTCTTTAAGACAAAATGCTTTAATTCTTCTTAATCTTTTGTAACTTATCTTAGATATACCATATATAACAGGACAATAATCATTAATAAAATACTGAATATCTTCTTTTAATTCAAACTTATTGTTATAAATATTTAATAATTTGTCTTTGACATCTACATAATTTCTAATGTCTTCTAATAATGTATCCATTTTGTCAATAAATAAAATAGATGTTGTCAATATATCATTTTTTTATATAATTATAAAAACGAGCACATAATTAGAAAATATTTACAAATTTCAAAAAAGTTTTTTGAATTCATGATAGATAGCACCTTCACTTGCTCTATCGCGGTCTATTATAAACTCAATATAATCTGTATAGACAAAAACAATATCTTCATTCATGATAAACATATAGACAATATAGATTATAATAAATAATAATGTAAATACTATATCATATGATGTTATTTTGCGATTGATTAAGAAAACTAATGGAATTATTTTACCAATCGTATTAATCATGATATAATAGGATAAAAGAGAACGTTCGTTTAATCGTGGTATGATGATATATAAAGTATATACAAAGAATGATAAAGCAATACTAATTAGTATTACAGGATTATATGGAAAGATTCCAAGAAAATATAAGATGGTATAAAAAAATACCCATATAGAAAGAAATTTATCAATAGTAATTATACGCTTTTCCATTTTAGTAACGCTATTATTATATTTTAAATAATATTATTTTATAATATTTCAAATAGAATAACTGATTACTTAAAAATTAATATATATAATTATTGATTTCTTCGGCATAATGTTTAAACATTTCAACATATTCGTCTTTTGTAACATGTTCTCCTTCATTATTCCAAAACCATTGATATATTCTACTATAATTATTAAAATGTATTGTGGGTTTAATATATTGATAGTAATCTTCTTCATCATCATCTTCTAATTTGATACAATAAGGAGGTATATAATTATGTAATAATTTCCCATCATTAAATAACTTACATATTCTAAATAACATAGTATTAGAAGTCAAATCTGTTGAACCTGTAGCAAAAAAACCTGTTGGTTCCATATCAGCAGGAATAGAGCATAAATCATATATTATATGTTCTACTCCACCTATTTCCCGAGATATATATATATTATAAAATTTAAATTTATCAATTCCATTAAATGAACTATCTGAATATTCCTCGTTATCAATTTCTTCTAATTCATAATTTATCTTTAACATAGTATCATTTCTATGTTTTATAAATACTGGTCTTTCTATATTTGGATCTATTATTCTCATTACTTTAATTAACTCATCTATATGTTCTTCTGTGTATATTGATTTAGTTACTGGATTTATAAAATATTCTTTTTCATTTATACATTTAACTAAATAATTGTATAGTTTAGGTGCATATATACATTCTGTTCTATATTTTTTTGTTCCTTTAATTTTGACCTTAAGTCTTACCATAAGTTGTAATTTAGCTAAAGGATAATTTTCATCATCTAATTCTTCATTGGTTAATATATCTATACTTTCACTACATTTATCAGCTAACCCAGAGTAATCATATAAAACATTATCAACTATTTGTTGTTTATTCATATGAAGTAATTCATTATCTCTAATTATTTTTTTTGAAGCACTTGTAGGAGATGATGAATTACCAAAATATTTTTTTAGCTCTAAATAAGACATGTTTTTAATTTTATTATATTCTTGAATAGAAGGTATAGCTTTTTCATATTTTTTCTTAAATTTTTTTACGACAAAATCTTTAATATGTATAGGGTCTATTTCTTTACCTATAGTGTGTTCTTTACCCCATGGTAGAGTTATTTTTGGTTTTTCTGGAGGCTTAGGACTACTACCTGTTTTTGTTTCTTCATATAATGTTAAATTATCATGATATTTTTTCCTCTGTGTTTCATATTTATCCTTTTCTTTTTTAAATTTTTTATATTCAGCATTATTTAGATATTTTAAATTCTCTTTAGGTTTAAAAGTTGTTAAATCGATTAATTGTGAATATAAAGGCTTTTTAATTTCACGCAATTTATTTTCATATATTTCAAAATAGTCTTCAAGCGGATCTTTTATAGGTAAATATTTTTTATCTTCAATATTTTCGATTATACCAGATTCAGGATTATAAATATCAGAAACATCTTTATATATTAACATATGATTATCATATATTTCTAATGCGTCAATAATCCACTGCGGTGTATTAGATTTTTTCTTTAATTTAATAAAATAGTTTATTATAGTTTCTCCATTTGATAACATATTATATTTCAAAAAATATTTAAATATATTAATATTAACATTTTCATCTTCTATTTTTTTCATTATTTTATCAAATCCATATTCGCCTATATAATCTTTGTATATTAATGATTCAATTAACAAATTGTTATAATCTTCGAATAATTCTTTGATATTATCTAAATTTTTTATTATACTATTATTAGTAAATCTATTTCTAAGTAATTCTATTTCAGTTTCATGAATAGTTTGTTTATATTGAGTATCATTTATATCTTTTGTAAGGAGTTCACAAATAATTAGATTTTTATCATTATATTTAAATAGCGTTTTATATTCTGGTACTTTTTGTTTAAGATACTTATAATAATTTAAATCAATATCACCAAATAATACATGATTTAATGGTAATTTAAATCTAATATTATTATCAGAAATATTATTTTTCTTTAAAATATCAAAAGCTTTAGCATAAATATTATAATATATATCACTTAAAGGAAGTAAAGTTGTTCCATCATAAGGATTTATTTCAGGATTAGAAATCCATCTTTCAACATCTTCTATTTTAGTAAATTTTTTCAATTTTTTTAAATCGTTTAAAGATACATTTTGACTTTCAGGAATACCTGTAAAATCATATCCTTCAAATTTATCAATATTTTCCATAATCCAAATTAAAATTAGATCATAGGTTTCACCATCTATTTTTATTTTAGTTATTGATTTTAAAAATAAATTAGGTATTTTTCCATCTTTCTGATTTTCTGGTTTTTTTATTTCATCTAACCATTTAATAATTCTATTATTATCTAAAAAAATTTCATCTAAAGCTTTATGAATATTTTTTTCATTTAATAAAGACATATATTAAAACTATTCTAATATATTTATATATTAGAATATAAAAAATATCAATAACGACAATATATTTTTAATTATAATGATAATTATTAATTTCTTCAGCATAACGTTTAAACATTTCTATAAATTCGTCTTTTGATTTTAAGAACTTATCATCATAAATCCAATTATCTATATTTTTATATTTATTGAAATGTATTAATGGTTTAATATATTGATAGTAAAAATCGCTACCATCTTGTATTGGGATAAAATAAGGTGGCGTATAAGTATGCAATAATTTACCATCATTAAATAATTTAAATATTCTAACTAACATAGTATAAGATGATAAATCAGCTGAACCTGTAGCAAAAGTACCTGTTGGTTCTATATCTGCAGGTATTACACATATATTATATACATTATATTCCTTGTCACCAATCTTACGTGTAAGATATATATTATAAAATCTTATAATACTTTCAGAAGATTCTTCAAAAATATCATTAATTTCAATTATAGAATATTTTATTTTTAACATAGTATCATTTCTGTGTTTTACGAATACAGGTCTTTCTATATTAGGATCTATTATTCTCATTACATTCATTAACTCTTCTATATGTTCTTCTGTATATCTTGATTTTGTTACAGGATTTACAAAATACTCTTTATTATTTATACATTTTATTAAATAATTATAAAGCTTAGGAGCATATATACATTCTGTTCTATATTTTGTAGTTCCTGGAATATAAACTTTAAGTCTTACCATGAGTTGTAATTTAGCCAAAGGATAATTTTCATCATCTAATTCTTCATTTGTTAATACATCAATGCTTTCACTACATTTATCAGCAACCCCAGAATAATCATACAAAAGATTTTCTACTATTTCTTCCTTAGTCATATGAAGTAATTTATTATCTTTAATTATTCTTTTTGAAGTACTTGAAGAAGATGATGAATTACCAAAATATTTTTTAAGCTCTAAATAAGACATATTTTTAATCTTATTATATTCTTCAATAACTGGCAAAGCTTTTTCATATTCTATGTTAAAAGTTTTTAATGCGTTATCTTTAATATGTATAGGATCTAAATCTCTGCCAATTACATGTTTTTTTCCATTAGAAAGTTCAAATATAGGTTTTTCAGGTGGCTTTGGACTACTATCTTTTCTTGTTGTAGTTCCATCTTTTTTAAGAGATTCTTCATACATTTTATATGATTTTTCATCATAATTTTTTTTTTCAATATCATATTTATCTTTTATTTTTTTAAATTTAGAATATTCTACATCATTTAAATAAAATTTAACTTCTTTAGCTTTAAATGTAGTAAAATCAATTAATTGTGAATATATAGGTTTTTTTATCCTTTTTAATTTTTTTTCAAAATCTTCAAAGAAATTTTCTAATGGGTCTACTATAGGAAGTAATTGTTTATCTTCATAATTTTCTATTATACCAGATTCAGGATTAAAACATTTATCTATATCTTTATAAAGTGTCTTATAATCATTAATTAGCTTTAAAGCACATGATAACCATTCAGGTGGATTAGGTTTTTTTAATCTATTTATAAAATACTTAATTATTTTTTCTCCATTATTCATATTATTATTTTCTAAAAATTTTATAAAATAATAAACAGGATTTTTTATATTATTAAGTTCAATAGTATTCATGATAGCAGGATATGTGTGATACATCATAAAATCTTTTGAAAAAAAAGCATTTATTAAATCTTTATTATATTTATCAAATAAGCTTTTAATTATAAATAAATTACTTTTAGTTTCATTAGATTTAATAACATCATTACTAAATATATTTTTAATTATTTCAATTTCAATTTCTAATATAGTTCCATTTATATCAATACCATCAATATATTCAGATAAAAACTCGCATATCTGTAATTCTGCTATTTTATTATTATATAATTCTTTATAATTGGGATTTTTATTTTTAATAAAATTATAATGAACTAAATCTATATTTTGAAATAATAAATGTGCTTTTGGTAATTTTTCTAATATAGCTTCATTATCATCATATTTTTCCTCAAGAATATCATAAGCTTTTGCATATATAGCTTGATATTCTTTACTTATAAAAGACATTTTTGTACCATCTATTGGATTTATATCAGAAGTAATAGTCCATCTTTCAACATCAGCAATTTTATTAAATGATGAAGTATATATTGCTTTTTCATCACTTGATACAGATTTGCGAGAAGACATATTTTTCTAATATATTAATATATAATATATTAAAAAAAATATTATAAATCCCTATCACAATAATTTATTTTTAATTATAATGATAATTATTAATTTCTTCAGCATAATGTTTAAACATTTCTATAAAATCTTCTTTAGTTCTTTTAGAACCATTATCTTCAAAAATCCATTGATCAATAGTTTTATATCTATTGAAATGTATTCCAAGTTTTATATATTTTATATAATTATTATCCAAATTTATATAATATGGGGGAACATAATTATGTAATAATTTACCATCATTAAATAATTTAAATATTCTAACTAACATAGTAAAAGATGATAAATCAGCTGAACCTGTAGCAAAACTACCAGTTGGTTCTATATCTGCTGGTATAGTACATATATCAAAAATACGATATTCTACACCTCCTATTACGCGAGACAAATATATAGTATTAAAACTTATAATACCAGAAAACGATGAATGAAAATCGTAATCACGAGCAATACACTCTCTTGTATCATAACTAATCTTTAATAATGTATCATTTCTATGTTTTATGAATACAGGTTTTTCTATATTAGGATCTATTATTTTCATTACCTTCATTAATTCCTCTATATGTTCTTCTGTGTATCTTGATTTTGTTACTGGATTTATGAAATACTCTTTATTATTTATACATTTTATTAAATAATTATAGAGTTTTGGTGCATATATACATTCTGTTCTATATTTTGTAGTTCCTGGAATATAAACTTTAAGCCTAACCATAAGTTGTAATTTAGCTAAAGGATAATTTTCATCATCCAATTCTTCATTTGTTAATATATCTATGCTTTCACTACATTTATCGGCTAATCCTGAATAATCGTATAAAACATTATCTACTATTTCTTGTTTAGTCATGCGGAGTAATTCATTTTCATCAATCAATCTTGTTTCAGCACTTGTAGGAGAATGTCCCATACGTTTTTTTAATTCTTTGTATGACAGATTTTTAATAATATTATATTCGTCAATTATAGGTTCAATCTTAGCATATTCTTCGCGAAAACGCAAAAGAACGTCATCGTCTATATGAATAGGATCTATTTGTTTACCTATAGTATGTACAACACCCCATGGAAGAGTTATTTTTGGTTTTTCAGGAGGCTTAGGAGAACTTCCGCGCTTATTTTTATCATATGATTCTCTAATATCTTTATAGTTTTCCCATAAATCATTATATTTTTCTTTCTCTTTTTTAAATTCAGCATATTCAACATTATTTAAAAACTTTAAATTCTCCTTAGGTTTAAAAGTTGTTAAATCAATTAATTGTGAATATATAGGTTTTTTAATTTCTTCTAATTTTTTCTCAAATTCTTCATAAAAATCATCTAATGGGTCTTTTATAGGGAGGAGTTTCTTATCTTCATAATTTTCTATTATACCTGAATTAGGATCAAAACATTTATCTATATCTATAAATATTGCTTGACAAGATTCATATAATTTTATATATTCATTAATCCATTCAGAGTCTCCAGTCATATTAGTTTTATTATTTATTAAAAATTCAATAATAGTTTCTCCATTATTCATTTTATTAAATTTAGTAAAATATATAAAATCTGTTAAAGCTATTATTTTATTATTTTTTTGATATCCTTGCGAAAAAATCTTTCTAATTTCTTCAAATATTTCTGTTAGAATTCTTGCTCCATCATTATTAGTTGATATAAAATTTTTTTTTAAAATTAAGTCAACTATAGTTTTTTTATATTTATTAGCTAATTTCAGAATTATCTGTAAATTATTTAAACCATTAATTGAGTGTATTGTATTTCTTACTTTGCTAAATCTATTTCTTAATATTTCAATTTCTGTATCTAATATGGTATCTTTATTTTCTGTATTTTCAATATTTTCTGTTAGTAATTCACATAAATAATATTCTTTTTTTTTTATAATTTTGTCATATAGTATATCACAATTTATTAAATTTTTTTTAATACAACTATAATAAATAAAATCTATTTCTCCAAATAATAAATGAACTTTTGGAAATTTAAAATATATTTGTTCATAACTAATATTTTTTTTCATAATATTGAAAGCTTTTAAATAAAAATCATAATATTCATCGCTTGTTGGTAATAAAGGTTTTCCGTTAATTGGATTAACTAATGGATTAGCTATCCAGTTTTCAACATCAGTGACTGTTTTAAATTTTTTAGCTAATCTAACACTTGATATTTGGTCATTTGATAATGATGTATATTTACTATCTGGAATACCTGTGAAATCATAACCTACAAATTTGTCTTTATTTTGATTAATCCATTTTAAAATTAAATTATATACGCCATCTTCTGATTCAGTAATTATTTGTATTTTACTATTATTTAATAATCCAGGAATTTTTTCAGAACTTCCATTCTTTTTTAATTCATCTAACCATGCTATAATACCTTCTTTGTTTTTATTATATAATTTATCTAAAGATTTATTTAAATCTTTTTCTTTTTTTAAAACAGAAGCCATATTAATATTCTAATATAGTCTAATATAAAAATTATTAAATTATTAATATATAAAATTATTAATTTCTTCAGCATATCTTTTAAACATATTTATAAATTGTTCTTTTGTTGTATCATTTTTAATCCAATATTTACTTGTTCTAAAGTTATTAAAATGAATAGATATTTTAACAAAACGTTGAATTTGTGTTACTGATACATAATGATAAGGAGGTACATAATTATATAATAATTTACCATCATTAAATAATTTATATATTCTAAATAACATAGTACTTGATGTTATATCTGCTGATCCAGATGCAAAATCCCCATCTATTTCAATATTAGCGGGTATAGTACATAAATTATATATATCATATTCTACGCCACCTAAAGTACGAGACAGATATAATTTATAATATGTTATAGAATTAATATTTCCAAAACTATTGTGTAAGCTATTATAATTAATTCTAGTAACTTTATATTCTAATTTTAATAATGTATCATTTCTATGTTTTACGAATATAGGTCTTTCTATATTAGGATCTATTATTTTCATTACCTTCATTAATTCCTCTATATGTTCTTCTGTGTATTTTGATTTTGTTACTGGATTTATGAAATACTCTTTATTATTTATACATTTTATTAAATAATTATAGAGTTTTGGTGCATATATACATTCTGTTCTATATTTTGTAGTTCCTGGAATATAAACTTTAAGCCTAACCATAAGTTGTAATTTAGCCAAAGGATAATTTTCATCATCTAATTCTTCATTTGTCAATATATCTATACTTTCACTACATTTATCAGCTAATCCTGAATAATCATATAAAACATTATCTACTATTTCTTCCTTAGTCATACGAAGCAATACATTTTCATCAATCAATCTTGTTTCAGCACTTGTAGGAGAATGTCCCATACGTTTTTTTAATTCTTTGTATGACAGATTTTTAATAATATTATATTCGCCAATTATAGGTTCAACCTTGGTATATTCTTCTCTAAACTTTGCTACAACATCATCTTTAATATGTATAGGGTCTATTTCTCTTGCAATAGTATGTACTTTCCCCCAAGGTAAAATTATAGTTGGTTTTACTGGAGGTTTAGGACTACTACCTTGTCTTGTTGTTTCATATAATCTTTGTGTATCTTGATATTTTTTCCATAATGCATCATATTTATCTCTTTCTATTTTAAATTCAGCATATTGAGCATCATTTAAATACTTTAAATTCTCCTTAGGTTTAAAAGTTGTTAAATCAATTAATTGTGAATATATAGGGTTTTTTATTTCTTCTAATTTTTTCTCAAATTCTTCAAAAAAATCATCTAATGGATCTTTTATAGGAAGAAGTTTCTTATCTTCATAATTTTCTATTATACCTGAATTAGGATCAAAACATTCAGTAACATCGTTATAAATAGCTTTATAACTATTGTAAATTTTCATAATATTTACAATCCAATCATGATTATTAGCATATTCTATATTTAAATAATCTATTATTTTTATTCCATCGCTAAATTTATTATTATCTATGAAATCTATAAAATAGCATATTAAATAATTATCTTCTTTAAATTTTTTTATTTTATCTGAATAATCTAAAATATTCATATAATTTTTATCAAAAAATGATTTTTTCAAATTAAAAACTAATGATTCAAGAAAAACAATAATCGTATTGTAAACCCCTCCATTAAAAGAACTTTTTAATAAAGAAATTTCATTATTTTTCATATCCAAAAATCTTCCAATTATAGTAATATATTCTCTTATAGACATTAGTTTGAATAATTCAGTAGCAAATATTTTGCATACAGCAAGTTCCATTTTATTAAATTTATATAATTCATTAACAACACGTTCGGCGCTGATTTGATATATACATAAATAAAAAAATATATCTACGAAACCAAATAAAATATAATCTTTAGGTAGAATTGTTTTCATATGTTCATAAGGAATCTTATACCTTTTTAATATTAAAAATGCTTTCTGGTATATACGATAATATTCCATATCCAATTTAAGCATAGGAGTATTTTTAATAGGGTGTATTTTTGAATTACGACACCATAATTCTACTTCAGCAATTGTTTTGAATTTCTTCTTAATTTGTGATGAAGGACTATTACTATTCTGTGTTAAAGATATAAAATTGCTATCTGGAATATTTGTAAAATTATAATTAGAAAATTTATCTTTATTATTTTTTATCCATTTTAAAATTAAATTATATACACCATTAGGATTTTCAGTAATAACTTGTATTTTAGATTTATTAAATATTCCAGGTAATTTATTATCTTTAGAAAAATCATAAACTTTAATTTTATCAAGCCATTCGATTATTTTTTCCTTATTTTGTGCATATAAATCATCGAGCTGTTTGTTTATATTTCTTTCGCTTTTTGTAAGAGAAGCCATAATTTATAATATTTATTATATATCTAATATATATTAGATTATAATTTAATATTTACGACTTTTAGTCTTTACTTTATCTGAATAGGTTTTAGTCTTTACTTTATCTGAATAGGTTTTAGTCTTTACTTTATCTGAAGAGGTTTTAGTCTTTACTTTATCTGAATAGGTTTTAGTCTTTACTTTATCTGAAGAGGTTTTAGTCTTTACTTTATCTGAAGAGGTTTTAGTCTTTACTTTATCTGAAGAGGTTTTAGTCTTTACTTTATCTGAAGAGGTTTTAGTCTTTACTTTATCTGAAGAGGGTAGATTGATATAATCAGTTTTAAATTTTACAATATTTAATATTCCATTCTTTTCATCATCAAAATGTATTAATCTTGATGAAAAAAAAGTATCTATATTTACGTTAGTATTTGGTTTAGGTAATACTATCTTAATATTTTTTTTCATAATTCTATATAATATATATAGAAAAAATATAAAATATAAAAATATAAAATAATATATATTACATATACACACAATATACTCTAAATATTACATAACTTACATAACTTATATACTAATTTACTGATTGTTATTAAAACTCTTCCAATAATTATTAACAATTCTACGATTCTTCAGGGAATAACGACCATCTCTTTTACGCATTTGAATGATGCGATTATTAATCTTAGATTGAATTTCATTACTATAATAATTCTTAAACTTATTATTAGTCTTATTGTTTAGAAGAGTAATATCATAATTGTCATTAAAAAGTTCTGTATATTCCTCCTCATTATACTCATCAATATTATTGAGAGAATTGGCAAATACATTCATGTTGTTAGACATTTGTATAATAATTTATTTACAAAATGTAATCAATTTTTAATAAAAATTAAAAAAAAATAGAACATTTTAATAATTTACTAAAATATTATAAATTTTATAAAAATAAATAATAAAAATTATTATATACTTCATCCTCCACGAAGTCTTAAAACTAAATGTAAAGTTGATTCTTTTTGAATATTATAATCTGATAAAGTTCTACCTTCTTCCAATTGTTTACCAGCAAAAATTAAACGCTGCTGATCGGGAGGAATTCCCTCTTTATCTTGAATTTTACTTTTAACCATATCAATAGTATCAGAAGATTCAACTTCTAATGTAATAGTTTTACCTGTCAATGTTTTAATAAAAATTTGCATTATATTATAATATTAATAAATATTTAAATATTTTTATTATTAATTTTTATATATTTTATTTTAGTAATTTTTTTTTGTTTATTTCGTTTGGGTTCCATGATATATATATCATATTTGTATTTGGTTCAGGGAGGATCTGTATAAAAAATCCATTATTTCTTAGGGATTCTACAACATATTTAATACAATCTTCTATTTTATATAATGGTTTTCCATATATATAATATGGTATTTCATAAAATATATTCATTCCACCAATAGTTGCTGTGTTTTTAATTTTTTTATGACATATATTAATTATATTATCAAAAGTAATATATTTAGAAAGTTCTTTTTTATCTTTTAGTGTATATAATTCAGCTAATGATATTTTAGGAGGCATTGTTTTAATATTATATATATATTAATATTATAATTCTTTTATCTTGTTATTATCTAACTCATATTGAGATAATACATAATGTTTTTTTCTTTCCATAAGTGTTATTGTAGTTACAACATCTTTTCTAAATCCATCTCTATAAATGCTTGTTATCTTATCTTGATCAATAGCATAATTAAAATATTTTAAATCAGCTACTCTTAAAATATTAACTTTTTCTCTATTATCAATATTGCCTGTTCCATTATTATATTCACCACTCTTAATATTAAAATATGGAATATTATTATTATTATTATTAGTAACTTCAGCAAAATCAGGATTAATATAAAATGGTGATTTATTATGTTTCATTGTTGCTGAATATATATCATCATTATACATTGTTTCTACTTTATTTTCAAAAATTAACATACCATTTATATAGAGTCTACATAAAGCACGATTTTTTGTTAATATATTGTTATTATCAGCAACTTCTTTAATTACAATTGTAACCATAAACCATTTATTATTAAAAGTTATATCATATATACCAAGCATATTTTTATTTTTTTCGTGCCAATCTAAATTAGGACTTTGAAATTCACAAGGTTTATAAATAGAATTATTTTGATATGAATCAGGTGATAAAATATTATTATAATCTATTGCCAAACTTGTACCATCATGATTTATTCTGACAAGAGGATTTTTTGTTATTAAATTAATATAATTAGTTCCATTTCTATATTGACAATTATAATTATTTTTATAACTATAAAATGTTTTTTCACCTTTATAAAATAGTACAATATCTTTTTTATTATTAATTTTGCTACTGTTTTCTCTTAATCTAGTTAATTTATTCTGATCTACATATAACCAAAAATTATAACTATATTCAGCACCCCCTTGTTGATTAATAGAAGGGGACATATCAATATAATATGGATGCAATTTATTAATAGTATTAAATTTAAGTTCTCCTTCAGCATAATCTAAAATTCCGTTAAATATCTCAGTCTCTTTTCTTATATCATTATTTCCTTTGAACATATGGCGTAGTTCTATTAAGTATATATTATATGCTACATATCCCATTAATAATAATATTATTAAAGATATTATAATTTGAGTAATAGGGTGATACTCCATTTTAAAAATTTTTATCTATCTAATTTAAATATGGAAATAAAAATAAATAAAATTTGTATATATATTTATATAAATTTATTAGTAGTATATAACAGGATCTGTTTTATTTAATTTATATATAGGATTTCGTATTCCATAAGCTGTTAAACCGATTGAAGAGAGCCCGCCTTTAATAGGTCCCGAACTATATTCTTTATATATATCATTTCTATTTAAATCATAATTAAATATAGTAAATCTGCTAAAGAGACCAGAAAATCCCAAAGGAACATCTGTAGGAGGTGTTTCCAATCCCCCTACATATAATGTCCCAACATGATTTAAATTTAATCTATTTGTATCTATTTGAGCCCCAGCAGAATATTCTTGTTCTTTAATATTTTTATTATTTATTGTTTCTACAAAATTTCCATCTATGTAAGTTGTTATACTTCCACCACCATTATCATTTATTACAATACCTACATGTACCCATCTTTGAATTGGTACATACTTTATTTCTATACCGGTTAAAAATTTATTAGTATATGTTCCAACTTTTATATCAGTAGTTAAAAAAGATGCTGTATTTATTTCGTTATAAGTTAAAGAAGTAGGATTTGAGTTATTTGTACCAAATCTAAATTCAATAGAATTTTTATTTTTATTAACTCTTATACATAAAGAAGATTTTTCAATTTCCTTTTGTTGATTATTCTTATCAGTTATAGTAGCAATATGTCTATATTCGCCGGTTTGTGATTGAATATCTAATATATATATCCAAAAACAATAAGATCTTTTGTTGCCATTACCATTATCTAATATATCGCTAAATGGTAGCTTACTATATTTAGTGCATAATAAAGGTGTTTCAGTTCCAGGTAATAATATTCTTTTTTGATATATTACATTATCAACTATTATATAATATATTATGTAACATACTATACCTGCTAATACTAAAAGAAATATGATAAAATATATAGAGCTTGAACTATTTGTAACAGTATCCATCATAACTTCTTTAGCATTTTCTATATTCATATTATTTACAGCAGTTGAAATTACTTCAGTACCTGTTTTAAATGCTTCAGAACTTTTATTTACAACAGGATTATTTACTATACTATCTTTAGTACTTGATACATATTCTTCAATTGATTTACTGATATTTTCTATGACACCTTTGTTTTCTTGGGAGGAACCTATATTATTCATATTTATTTTTGATTATCTAATTAAAGGAAATAAATTTTCTATTGCACAAATTAATATGATAATTTTGTATTTGATATAAGGGAAATTTAGTACATTTATAATTTTGCTTAATATTTTTTTTTTGTAATGATAAATATGTTAATATTTTAGTAAATTTTCCTAAATTATGAATAGCCCCTTTTTTGTATTTAAATAAAGATAATTGATATATATTATAAGCAAATATAGAAACACATATTTCATTATTATTTTTATACATATAATAATCATATAGACACATAATATCTATAAATTGTTTATAATACTCTATTTTATTCTTCTGCGATATATTTCGATTATTTAATTCAATTATTATATTTTCATGAAATTTTAAAGGTATAGCCCATTGTTCTTTATTAATAATTTTTATTACTTTATTTCTATCAAACGTATTTAAATATAATATATTTACATCAATGTCATCGTCAGGAACATCTTCGTATAATATTTCATCAATTTTTTTATTGAGATTATTAAATAATTTATTCAAATTACCTTTGGATATATCATATAATTTTTCAATATAACTTTTTGATAACTTCTTATTTTCATATTTAATATTTGATAAATAATTACATATTTCGTTTTTTGATGGTATCTCTAAATTATATATTTTGCATAATTTCTTAATATCGCCTATTTTTCTAATTATCTCTTCATTTGCAATACAAATTATAGGTATATTCCTTATTTTATTATCTAGTAATATTTTTAAAAGTGTTGTATTTATAGTTTTATCTGCCATATATATACAATCAAAATTATCGATAATTATTACCTTTTTTTTAATATTATTAGTTAATTGTTGTATAAGCGAAGATGTTGTACTTTTAAATATAATATCCGTTAATTCTGTAGAATTAAAGCAATTATTATTATTTATATTAATAATATCATAATTTATTATTGAACAAATTTTATTAATTGAATATGTTTTACCTATACATGTTTTACCTGTTATTATAATACAACTATCTTTTGATATTTTTAAATTATAATTAAAATTTTTCAACCAATTTAATATATCTTTATAGAATATTATATTACCACATAATATATTTAATAAATTGTAATCTTTTTCTGTATTTTCTTCCATAAGTCAATTTATTTCATTAATTCTATATTTTTTATATATTACATATATATACATTCAATTATTAATGTAAGTATAAATAATAGCAATGCCAATATTGGTAATACTAATATTACTGGTATAATTGTAGTTTCTTCATTATTATAATAGCCAAAATGTTTCATTTCTCCTTCTGAATTAAACATTATATTGGGTTTTATTACAAATATTAGTATAACTATTATTAAATATATAGAAATACTTATAATTTTTCTTGAAATCATTCTTTATCTACTACTTTAATAAGGAAAGAAAAAAATGAATAATATATTGGTAGTTATAATTACTTTATGTATATTATTATACATATTATACGTATTTGGTGTATATAATGAATATTTTACAAATTATTTATATGCTAGATATAATGAATATTTTACAAATGAAGATGATTATACATATATTAATGATAATATCTTAAACATTGACAAAAAAAAATTATTTCCAATAGTACATGCTGATTTAGTAAGTACTATTGATTATATGAAAAGATATGGTAAAATATCAAATATTCCAAAAATTAATACAACTAAATACAAATTTTTAATAGACCCTTATATATCAAAATATATATTAAATAATAATGTTAAAGTAAGCGATGTATATAATCAAGGAATATTTGTGTGTTTAAGTCATACAAGACTTGGAGTAGAAAAATGTATTTGGGATTTTACCGGAAAAACAATAGCATATATTTATATGAGCGATTATTTATTTATTCAAGCAATATTTAAAGCATATAGACAAGATATTACAAAAATAAAATTAAGAAAAATTAAAGTAGGTGATTTGAAATTTATAGAAAAACAATTTGATTATTTATTTACTTACGTTGTTATTGGTAGCGAATATATGAAAACATTAAAATATTCAAGATATTATATAAATGGATTAAAAGATTTTGATATATATAGGTTAAAATTATTCTATCCTGTAATAGAATATAATTATAATAGAATAAGATATTATTTTAATAAAGATGATAATGATAAAAGTTATGATATATTTTTAAGCGATGATTTAGCATTAATACCTACTATGAAATATGATATTATTCAAAATATTCAAACAATAGAAAATTTTATAACAAGATTAGAATTACCTAAAGATTATCTACAACAGACAGAAAGAAATTATGATAATATTAAAGATGATAAGAATACTATTAATCCATTAAATAAAGATATATATGCCTGTTATGGTAATAATAATATTATAAATAAGTTTGAATGTGACTCTCATTATACAAAAGAAGGAATTGAAAAAAATTATTATAGTATATGGGATAAAAAATGCTCTTCCAATAATGAATGTCCTTATTACAAATCTAATAAAAAATATAAAAATAATAGGGGAGGCTGTGTTAATGGATATTGTGAATTACCAATTGGTGTTAAAAGAATTGGGTTTACTAAATATAGCAGTGCTGAATATAATAAACCTTTCTGTTACGAATGTCCTGATACTACTGATTTAAAATGCTGTGCTCAAATAGAAAATAAAAATAAATCAACAAAAAATAATAATAATGATTATGCTTTTGAGAATGATACTAATGATAGGAAAAAAAATAATTTAAATATATTAATTTCTGTATTAGATTATAGAAATATATAATATGATTTTTAATTATCATAAAATATCTTATTTTAAGAGATATAATTATGTTATAAATTATATAAAAAAAAATATATTTGCTAATAATTATTATATATATTATTTATTATCAATAGCAATATCTCTTTTTTCTATTATTATTGCTATTATATATATTATAAAATTTGCTGAAAATATAAATCAAAAAATTAATAAACAATAATAAAAAATATTCTTATCATTCCATTAAAATATAAAATTATAGAAATATAGAATATAGCAATATGAAATATAATATTAAAAGGTCTCTTTTTACGTTAAACGAAATATACATTATTATATCATGGGTATTATTTATATTTGTATTAATTATATATTTCTATAAACTTATAATGAATATGTGATAAAAATTAAATATTCTTAATATATTTATACATATTTCAATAAAAAAATATAGTTATCTTTATACAAACTCTATATTTTTTTATATGCTGATATATATATTTTTGTGTTTTTTTCTCAAACTTCAATCCATGGAATATCAAACGACTTTAGATACGATGATGATGAATAACAAGTCAATGCTGGAGATACCGATAAATCAGGGGGTGTTTGGATAGATATTTGATAATTTGACATATAATCATATTCTAATTCCCAATCAAAACACAAATCCCAATTCCAATTTGCCTCTGTAGGAATTGATTGTCCATTATTGAAATCCTTCCAATCTTTATTAACAATCCTACGATTTTTATAAGCATATCGCGAATCTCTTTTGCGAGTAATAAGAATTTTATTCACATTATCATCTTTATTGTTCATAATTGACTTATTAAACTTATTAAACTTATTAAACTTATTCTTTCTAACTTTATCAATATTTACATACATATCACAGTTCTCATAATTGCTGCTCATGTTTAATTTATTGGTAATTTATATTTAGCAATTAGTCTTTGTTTTGTTTGTTGATTTGTGAATGATTTTATATTATTAAAAATTATCAATTTTTATCTAATTATATATATATTAGAACATATTTATATAATAATTAATATTAGTGCAATATATATAATTTAATATTTAATATTTATAATAGTTTCCTCATTTTTTAGTTGGTGTAAATATATGATAAAAAATTTTAAATACAATAATTTCCTTATTAGATTATAGAAGCATATAATATGAATGTAAATTATAGTAATATAACATTATTATACAATGTAATATCCGTAATCTTAATTATAATAATATTTATTATTGTAATTAAGAGATATTTAAATAATACAGATGAAAAAATAGAAAAATTTAATATGAAAGATGAAACTATAAATTATAATAATAAGTTTAAATATATGCCATCTAATACTCGCATTATGTATGAAAATACGGGAGAATATCCTTGGAATAGACATATAATAAATTCAAGTATTCCTTATGATGTTAATGTTAAAAAAGAGGCTGTAAATGTATATTATTATGAATTTGATAATAATACTTACAATGAAAAATTAAAAGAGGTTTTTAAAAATAATTGTAAGGATTTAATAATAGCAGTAGAAGGAAACAAATGGACAGAATGGAAAAATCCAAAAATTGAAAAAAATAAAGATAAAATTAAATTATTATTAAACTATTATAATAAAATATATAAATTCATAGATGAAAAATTAAACAATAATAAAATAATGGAATTACCTGGAAAAGATGCTAAACAAAAAATACAAATAGTTCATGATTTAATGCTAAGATATAGAAATAATGCTAATTATCCAGAATATTATATGTTTGATATTGATTTAATATTATATAGAGCAGGTAAATTTCAAGGAAAACATGTTAAAGTTGTAGCAATAACAAATAAATATACAATAAATGTTATATTAATTAAGATAATAGGTGTAATATCTGAAGATAATATAGTTTTACATCCTTTCAAAGGTTACGATATTAATAATAAAAATGATTTTAATCAATATGTTCCTATGAAATATGGTACAATAGAAAATGAAAGAACTATGAGTACTAAATATACATTTTATGTTAATGATACTTATATTGATAAAGAAGTAGAAAATATAATGTTTAAAAAATTATTAGAAGAAAACATACCTGAAGATATAGATATAAGTAATAATAATTATGAACCAACAAAAGAAGAACTTAAAAATAGTAAGAAAAATAGATGCTTAATGTAATTTATATATCTAGTAATATACAAATCTAAGCGGATATGCGTATATTTTATTATATTGATATGGCGGTATAGTATATGTTATATTAGTATTTATTTCCTTGGATTTTTTTTCATTATATTCTCTTACATCAGCACATACAATATATTCATAAAAAAATTTATAATATTTTTCATTTAACATTATAATATAATATAATTATCTATTTATATAATTATATATTTATATATATATAGATATGGACACGGATAAGAATATTGAAAAATCATTAAAATATATTCAAGCAATTATTAGACGTAACATATCATCTAAAAGAACAAGAAGTAGTAAATCATCATCTAAAAGAACAAGAAGTAGTAAATCATCATCTACTATGTCTTCAAAAAATATTTTTTTAAGTGAAACTATAGTTAATGATGATAATTTTAAAAATGCAAATAAAATATCTAAATTTTTAAAAAGTAAATTAATTGTTGATAAATATTCTCTTGATAATAGAGTACTATTTTTAAACTATATTATAAATCAATTAAAAGATATTAAAGACGATGATTGTTTAGAAAAAAAACTATTTACAAATAGTAATGGATATACAATAAGAAATATAATTAATTTAGAAAAATTAATTAGTAAAGATAATTTTAATGGAAAGATATATAAAACATCTATAATAAATACATTTGGTGTATTTCCGATAGCAACAAAAGTTATGAAAACTACAAAAGATAATTTATTTGAGATAAGTTTAATGGAACAGATTACTAAAAAAATTATTCAAAAAAAATTATCAAAACATTTTTTAATAATATATAAAAGTTGTATATGTAAAAAAACTGATATTAGCGAAAAATCAAGTTTAATTTCTGTAAATGAAATAGCAAATGGGGATTTAGCTTCTTTATTAAATAATCCAGATATAATATCGAATAATAATTTATTATATAATATATTATTCCAAACATTTATATCTATTGGAACATTTCATAATTTATTTTCTCTAATTCATAATGATTGTCATGGAGGTAATTTTTTATGGCATTATAATAATGAAAAAGGATATTATCATTATATTTTTAATGAACAAAATATATATCTAAAAGCATGTAAATATAATATAATGATTTATGATTTTGGATTAGTAGAAAAAATAAATAACGATAATTCACTTAAAATTATTAAAGATTATTGTGAAATAATACCAACATTTTTAAATGAAAATTATGATTCTGATGACAATGATTATTCGCCTAATATGGATTTTTCATTGGAAATGAATAATATCTTAACATTATTAATGAGCAAATTTAAAACATATAAAGAAGATAAATCTAATATAAGAATAGAATTATTTAATTTTTTAATTGAAAATGTATTTAAAAAAAATGCTGGAAATATTTTCAAGACTAAATTAACTAAATCTATGAAAATTATAAATAATACTCCTTACTACATAAATATATAAATAATATTTGAACATATATATAAATATATGAAATTGTTAAAACGATATATTGAATTAGCAGATAATGATAAGAAATATAGTATAGCTGGATTAATATTTGGTTGCGCTGGTTCATATTATGGTGTATATGCAAATGAACATATGGGTAAAATAATGTTAGGAGATTTTTCAAAAGAAAGATTAATTCTTTTATTGTATGCAAATATTTTAGCGATGTTTGCATGCTCGCTTAGAGGTGCTTGTTTTACATATTCACAAAATTGTATGAATATTAGATTGAGAAAAAATGTATACAATAAATTGATAAATCAAAATTCGCGCTTTTATGAAATAACACCTGTTAGTAAATTATTAGAATATATAAATAATGATGTTAGAATAGTTTCAGATAGTATTTCTCTAAATATAAATGTTATTTCGAGGTCTCTTGTTCATGTAATAGCTACATTATGGATGCTCAGTAAAATATCTTGGAAATTAACTATTATAGCATGTCTATTAATTCCTATAAATATAGGAATTTCTAAATTATATGAAAAGGCTAACAAAATATTAATGAAAGGGCAAGAAGAATTAAATAGAAATACAAATACATATATTCATGAAACAATATCACATATTTCAATTATAAAAACCTATGCTACAGAAGATATAACTAATATTAAACATGCTATATTTAGTAATAATCAATTAAATTTTATTTTTAAACAGACACTTGTGTATGGAATAAATTTATTAATAATTAGTAATATTCCAACATTTACAACTATTGGAATAATTATAGCAGCAAAATATTTAAATAATACAGAAGGTCTAATATCTTTTATTCTTCATAATCAAAGTTTATATGAAAATATAATGGCAATAATACAATATAATAATGAATTTTTTAAATGCAGAGAACCTTATAATAGAATAACAGATCTTCTTGATACTAATATAGAACAGCGTGGATATTATATACCTCTTAATAATAATCTTGATGGAAAAATAGAATTTAGGGATGTATATTTTAAATATGAAAAAGCAGAAAATAATTTAATAGAAAATTTTAATTTTAAAATTAATCCAGGTGAAAAAATTGCTATAATTGGTAGCTCAGGTTCTGGAAAAAGTACTATAATTAAATGTCTAATAAATATTTTGTCTATACAAAAAGGCAATATATATATTGATGACATTGATTTTAATACATATAATAATAAATGGTTAAAACAAAGAATAGGATATGTTGCTCAAGATAATATATTATTTAGTGATACAATAGCAAATAATATAGCGTATGGAATGGAAAATATTAAAGAAGAAGATATTATAAATGCTGCTATTAAAGCAAATGCTCATGAGTTTATATCAAAATTACCAAATAAATATAATACTATTCTTGAAGGTACTGAACTAAGTTCTTTATCTGGAGGGCAAAAACAGAGAATATCTATTGCTCGTGCCTTAATTAGAAATCCTAATATATTAATTTTTGATGAGGCTACATCAGCATTAGACCCTGTGTGTGAAGAATTGGTTCAAAGTACAATTAAAAAATGTTGTAATGAAAAGAATATTACAATGATTATAATCGCTCATAGACATTCAGCTTTAGAAATTGCTGATAAAATATATAGAATTGAAAATTCTGTCATTACAGATGTAACGAAAGAAATAAAGAAATAAGGTATACAACTATTTATAATTATTATTTTTCTTTTTATTTATTGTTATTAGGGATATTATAATGAATATTTATTTTATTAAAGATATACATTATAATAATAATAATATAATAAATGTTTCTTCAAGTAATAATAGTGATATATGTATTAAAAATCATTTAGATATAATAAACGCTTCTTCAGAAATTAAAATAATCATTAAGTATAATAATAACTTTAAAAAAAATATTATATTTAATTTAGAAAAATTGGATTCTAAATATATTGATGCTTTTATTTATAGAATTATACAAGGATTTTATACATTTGACAAATATAAACAAAATATAAAATCTCATAAAAATATATATTTTTATGTTCCCAAATTATCAAATGAGAATAAAAAAAATTTAATTACTATTATATATGGTTCTAACATTACAAGGAATTTAATAAATGAACCATCTAATATGTATACTCCTGATAAATTTTCGAAATATTCAATACATTTTTTTAAAAGTATAAAAAATATTAAAATAAAAGTATATAATGATAAGGATATTAAAAAATTAGGATTAAATTTAATAAATGCTGTTGGAAGTTCATCTATAAATAAACCACGATTTTTGATTATAGACTATACTCCTCCTAAATATAAAAAGAGTATATGTTTAATTGGCAAAGGTGTTACTATTGATACAGGAGGATATTCTCTAAAATCTTCGTTGCATATGAATAATATGTATATGGATAAGGAAGGAGCATCTATAAGTATTAATATTATATATATATTATCTAAACTAAAATATAAAAATAGAATAATATGTTTTTGCCCGCTTGTAGAAAATATAGTATCTAATTCAGCTATAAAACCGAATGATATTATTAAAGCATATAATGGACAAACCGTAGAGATTGTAAATACAGATGCAGAAGGAAGATTAATAATGGCTGATGTTTTAACATATGCTTGTAATAAATATAATCCTGATTATATATTTGATTTTGCAACATTAACAGGATGGTCAGAAAGAATAAATTGTCATAGTAGCTTTACGTATTTTACAACAAATGAAAAAATATCTAATAAAATAATTGAATATGGTGAAAAATATGGTGAAAAAAATATAAGAATACCAGCATGGCTTGAATATATGTCATATATAAAATCCAAAATAGCTGATGTAAAAAATCATGGATATGAATGTAAAAATAGTGATGGTCTTATGTCAAGTTTATTTTTAATGAATTTTATTCCACCAAAATACAGAAATAACTGGTGTCATTTTGATATTAGAATGTCTAATTATAATAATAATGTTAATATCGCTGATGGTTTTGCTACATATTTATCACTTGTTAAATATATATAATAATATTTATTATTTAACATTTTTTTTAGTAGACATAGGAACAGGTACTTTAACAGTAAGTTGCATATTTTTTTTCTTTTGTTTAGGAACATTATTAGGAACATTATCAGGAACATTATTAGGAACATTATCAGGAACATTATCAGGAACATTATCAGGAACATTATCAGGAACATTATCAGGAACATTATCAGGAACATTATCAGGAACATTATCAGGAACATTATCAGGAATATTAACTTCATTGTTATTTTTATTTAATTTTACTTTATTCCATTCTTCCGCAATTTTACCCAATCTTTCTTTGCTTGAAAGATTAGGAAATTTGTCTTTGAAAATAACTTGCTGTTCTTTCATAAATTCTTGATATGCTGAAAGAGAGTATTTTGGCTTTTCATCGATATTATTATTTGTTGATACTTTTTTAGTTTTAATTTCAATCTTTGTTTCTTTAATAGCTTCTTTAATATAATTTAGAATTTCTTTATCATTAAAATTATCAGACATATTGACAATTTTGTCCTTAACAATCGCAGAAAGAGTTTTGTTCGAAGTCATATTTAGATTATACATAATCTAATAAGATTTAATCAATTTTTATTTTTTTATTACAATATTATAAATAAATGAGCTTTACTACTATGACATTTGAAGATTTAAAATTAACACATGAAAAACAAAAATATAATATTCCACAAACAGAAGATACAGAATATGAAAATTATGGTGATATGTTCAATATGATGGGAAATTTTATGGATTTTTCTAATTATTTAAATGGTTTATCTGGTGATTTACCTAATAGTTTTTCATATTATAAAAATTATGGTAGAAGCAAAGAAACATTATTGAAAACATATGATAAAACAAAGAACTTGTATAATACATATGCTGTAGATGAAAGTGAAAAAATAAGAAAAATAAAAGATTTTTTTGATGAATTAAAGAATGTTAATTCGGCAACATATAGTAATAATGCTATTAGACCTATTTTATAATAACTTATAATATAATATAATATATATTAGAATAAATATATGATTGAAAGTTTTGAATTAGTAATAGTAACTACTATTATTTTAATATTAATGTTTATTGGATTTTTACCATTAATATATTTAAAATATTGTAAAGATTTGAACAATAATATAGAATTATACAACGCCATTTGTAATAACAACAAAAATATATATATTCAAGATAAACAAATTAAAAATACTTATATGTGGAATATATCGAATTTTCTATTTGAATTTGATAAATTAGATAGATATTTTAATTTTTCAAATGAAGGTAGTAAAACTGATAAGAAATCATTTAATCATATGTATAGTATAATTGATGGACAATTCAATATAATGAAAATTTATAATGATTATTTACATTATAATATACCTTTATTTATTATTTTATGGATAATATTTTTGTTAAATATATATAATATAGTTAATAGTTATGGTAAATATGAAAATGATATAAATGAAAATAATATTTATTATTTATATTCAACTTTATTTGCTTTCTTTAATGTTGCCATTTTTACAATTATTTTTTCTTTTATTTTAAAGAAAATTACAGAAATTTATAAAGATACTAACATATATGATTATGTAATGTTAATTAAAGAATTAGATATAATAATTAAGGAAGATAAGCAAGAAGAAAATAAAAATATTTTAACTATTATAGAAAAATATTCAGGTAATAAAATTAAATCTGTACGCGAATTATCTTTGAATGAAAAATTTATCAGAGAGTTAATAGATTTAAAAAATGAAAATAAATCATTATCATATTCTAATAGTAAAAATTATAAATTAACATTAGAAAATTTAGAAAAAATAGAGTATTATAATAATAAGGTAAATATTGATAATATAAATGAAAAGTTTGATAATATTACACGATTTATACCTGCTTATATAATATTAATTTTTATGTCAATATATATATTATCAAAATGTTTAAAATCTAACTTTACCGCTATATCATTTATAATTATTTTAATTTACACATTTTTAATTTCTATATATATTATTAAAAAGCATTTAGAATAATTTAATATTCTTTTTTTTCTTTATAAGGTATAAAGTACATTATATTTATAAAATGAATACATTATTATTTATAATGTTTGTTATGATGATAATAATATATATAAATGAATTAAAAAATATATCACTATCTTTATTTAAAATTTATTATATAGTAAATGTGTCCGATATTAATATTAAAAAATATTGTAATGATATTTATTGTGAAGCTGAAACAGCAAGATTTAAATTAGCAGATAATAGTTATAATTTAATATCTTCAAATGATATTTTCAATACTAAAACATATTATTATATGATAATGATATTAATTATATTAATATATTTAAATATATTTTACAATTTACTTGAATATAATAATATATTTTATCCATTAATCAATAATATTGATGGTAATATAATTGTTAATATTATAAAATTTATACCATATATATTATCATTTATTACATTAGTCGCTATATTATTTATAATAATATTAAGATATGTTCCATACGATAAAGAAGGTTATATTAATTATTTTAATTATAATGATTCATATTTAAAAGAAATTAATACATTAAATATTAATAATACATATTTATATATTATATTACCAATTATATCACTTGGATTAATATATATAATTCTATCTATTCAATTTGCCGAAATATTACATTATCCGGATGAAAATTATACTAAAGGTAAAAAATATAAATATTTGTGTGTTGGATATATTATAATCGTAATTATGTTTACTTATTTAATTTTAAATATAATAAACATAGTTTTATCATTTGCAGAAAATAATTATCCAAAACTTAATGATAATATAATTAATGTCATATCTAAAAATTTAAATAATAAAATTAATCAATTATCTTCAAAATATGATTCACGAAATATTGTCAAAGAATGTTATACAAGTGCTATATATAAATCAGAAACTGATATTAAACAAACAGACAACCTTTTATTATATGATTCTGTGCAAAATACTTATGAAACATCTATAACATTAGCAGCTAAAAAAAAAAAAATAAAAC